TCTAATTCTACGTGCGTTGCTTTTTTTGTGTCAATTGTTTTACTACCTTTTTTAAGTGATAGTTCTGATCTACGTTCGTTTGGGGTGTGTTCCCAATTTTTTACATAGATCTTTTTAGTTAAGTACATATCTAATCCCATAGTTATTTAGTTTAAATTAATTTCTGTTATTATTCTATGAGGCTCGCCCTCATTATATTCTTTTATAGAAGTGTAGTCGGTTTCCATACACTCATTGTGATTCTGTATAAATTCTTTAATGTCGGTAAAAAAATACATAACATCATCATCTGTTTCCTCGTATCTATATAGTTCCATAGTTTTAAGTTTTAAGTTTTGAATTTTAAATGTAATACTTTTGTATTTAATTTGCAAGTTTTTAATTATTTATTTTATATCCCTCTAGAAATGAATAAAGTAATGCTTTCATCTGCATCATCCCAAACTTCTACATTTTCAAAAATTATATCACTATCTTCGTTTTCGGGGTTTTCTAAATTTCCTAACAAATGAATATATTTGTTTTTATTTTCTATTTCTTGTAATTGTTTAATTAATTCTTTTACTTTCATAGTTATTTAGTTTTAGTTTTGCCATTCCCCACAATCCTGACATTTTGAATCGCATATAATATACTGATGATATACTAATTCATTACTGCCACAGAATTTGCAAGAGGCTTTTAATTTTCTATATATTTTCTTTTGTTCTACTCCTAAAAATCTTCTCATAGTTATTTATTTTTCACCAAGAATTTTGTTTTGATTTTTTTCAACCCATTGTTGATATGATTCTGCTATATCGAAATGCCTAATAATTTCAATCGGCACGATTAACATTTTACCGGTTTTCTTTTCTAGCCATTTTTCCTTATCAAAATCCCAATCCTCAATATAATATAAATCAGCATCTACATATTCTGATTCGCCAATATCAAATGATTCATTGATCAAATAATCGTTAGACAATTCTTTTCCGGTTGAGGTATTTATTAAAGCATCTGGCTCATTTTTAAATACAACATTCTTTAGATGATTTACCAATTCTGTTTCGTTTATAAAGTATTGGTAATCGTTTACTTTGTTTTGAAATTTAATAATCTTCATAGTTATTTAGTTTTAGTTAAATTGTTAAATAAGTCTCTGAAACAAACCCATTCGATTCCCTCATCATAATTGTCCGCAAATTCCCAATTAGGAATACCAACGTTTTTGTGATATTTTCTAACAAGATATTCCAATTCGCAATGTTGTTCGCTCAAATTCCAAATCGTTTGTCCCTCTTTTGTATTAAGTAGAAATAAACCTACTTGCTGATTTTCTTCATTACAAAATGTTAAATTTGGTAATGTATTCCATTTTATTTTTTGTTTAATGTTTGCCATAATTTAATTGTTTTAATTGTTAATAGATTTTAATTTTTGTAACTATATCTGAAAGCTAATTCTAATGTAATTTCGTTTATCATTTCTTCTAATTCTTTTTTGGAATGAACTTGATAATATTCTACTTCTAACATAGTTTTAAATCTTTCTAGTAATATTTCTAATTCTTGTAATGTTGGTTCAATTTTCATATTTGATTGTTTTAAAATTAGTTAGTGTGGGCGGAATCGAACCGCCCTACAACCATTACACTTTTTAGAACATTAAGGCAAGTTCTGAAGCCGTTACGTTGGTTAATAAATGGTGAACTAGTAAGAGCCAACCGCACACAAAAAGCGATGCGAGAGCCGTTAAAAATCCGTTTATCAATCCGTTTAAAAGTTGTTGAGTTTTCATAATATTTAATTTTAGTAATATTCTTTTATAGTTCCTTTGTCGTTGCTTTTCATAAACTTTTTTCCGAAAGCTAATTCAAACAATCTTTTCTTTTCAATTGGCGTTATTGTTTTGTTTGCCAATTTTTCCGTAAGCTTTATATATTCATTCATAATTCAATTTTGTTTATTAATACTTTGACTACTTTTAAATAGTCCTCTTTGCTCATTCTTTCCCAAAATTCAGGATTAATCTCTTGATCATAAATGTAGTTGAAGAGATCCTGATCATAACCCCCTATTGCTAATTCAGGATAGATGTAAAGTGTTTCGGTGTCTAAATAAGTGCCTACACTTTTTAATAATATTAGTTCTTGATTCATAGTCTTATAAAGGTTTAATGTTGTGATTATTTAAGTATTCGACAAACCCCCAAGCAATTACAAAATCTTCGTGGCTTTCGTTTACGCCTTTGTAATATTCTTCCCAAGCCTCTCTAATTTCTTTTTCTTTAGCCTCTTCCATAATATCACAACACATTTCCAAGTTGTCTAATAGCTTTGATTTGTCTATGTATTCTGTTTCTGCTATATACATAAACGAGTCGTTTAATGCTTTGTAAATTGTTTTTAAATTTTCGTTTGTTATCATAATTATTTAGTTTTAATTGTTATTGTTAATTATTTTTATAGCTATGTTTTTTATTTCTAAAGCTCTTTTGTATAATGATGAGCTTTCGCTAACCCCACTATATTCAATTTGTTCCATTTGAAGAACGATTAATTTTAATTCTTCTAGTGTAAAGTTTATTTTTGTCATAATATTTAATTGTTTTAAAGTTAGTTGATAAGGGGGGAATCGAACCCCCCATAAAACCGTTTTATCATTTATATGTTTAGTCCCATACTTTTTTTAATCCAGAGTCTAGTTAACTCTAAATCTGATAAGTAAGCAAGTTCCAACGACTGATGTACTCCGTTCATACA